TCATCTTCCGTAATACCAATAACAACGAAGTCGCTATCTTCTCCAAGTTGTTCTGCAGAAAGAACGTCTCCTGGCTGGAATCGAGCATCTCCAAGATCTTCATTCATAGACTTTTTAATTGCTTTACGTCTCTTAAGAAGATACTTGTCAGTCTTATCTGTATCTCCATCGTTATCAATATCGTCGTCTTCTTTACCTACAGGGTCTAAACCTTCTTGTACAACCTCTTCATTTTGTTTAGGTTCCTGCTTAGGTTGCTCTGTAACGTATGAATGTACTTTATTAGCTACATCCATTGGAGTAAGGATTTTACCTCTAGATACTTGATCTAAAAGATTGCCTATTTCGTATAAATCGTCTGTTTTATGTGCTGACATACAATTATTTATGCTATTTTTAATGCTTTACTATAAGGAAGTAATAAATATTTATGTGACTGAGAATTTTGACAATCTATGTGAAAATATTTTATCTAGTATAGATGAAAAGAAATTATGTGCAAGAGGAAAAAGAGCTGCCAAAGCTAAGTTTGATGTATACCCTTCTGCATATGCTAATGCTTATGCTTCTAAAGTTTGCGCTGGTAAAGTAAAGGATAATAAAGGAAAGAAAAGAAGAGACTGGAAGAAAAAAAGCGAAGCAGTAGATGAGGGTCTCAAAGATTGGTTTAAGCAAAAATGGGTTAATATTGGCGCAAGAAAGAAAGGCGGTAAGTATCAACCATGCGGCAGAAAAGATGCAGATACAGGTAAATATCCTAAATGTGTTCCTGCTAAAAAAGCTTATTCTATGAGCAAAAGTCAGAAAAGCTCATCAGTATCTCGTAAACGTAAAGCAGAACGCAAAGGACGTACAGGTAAAAAACCTAACTACTCAAAGACATGACATCAGAGTTTGATAATATTGTAAATGGTATTCTTGAAAAGAAGTCTATACACGATCCTGTAAGACCAGGAATACTTAAAAGACAAACAACCGGTAAGTTAACATGCACAAAAGCACGAGCTTTAAAAGCAAAGCAAAAGAATAAAGGTAACAATACTGCTAAAGCAGCACAACGTTACTTGAACTATCATTGCGACTCTGTAGAGACAGAAGCAGCAAGATGTACTAAAGCTACTAAGAAAGCGAGCAGTACTGCAAAAGGTAAGAAGTGGATGAAATGTGTTAAGAATCCTGACGGTAAAGGATATAAAAGAATACATTGGGGTCAAAAAGGTGTAAAGGTATCTGGTAAAGCTAACACAAAAAGAAGAAAAAGCTTTAGAGCTAGACATAAATGTAGTTCTGCTAAACCTGGTACAGCAAGATATCAAGCTTGTAAAGATTGGTAAAATGATTAAAAAATTTGAAACATTAGTAAAGTTAGTTCTAGAAAAAACAGGAATGAGTTGTCCTGCTGCTACTCAAGATTTAGAGTTAAATACAAAAAATAGAGATGCTACTATAAAGCAATTTAACTACGGTCCCTTAAATGTAGATGAACCAGGAGACTATTGGCAGAAAATAGCCAAGTATTGGAAGACTTCAGAAGAAGCCGCAAAACAATCTCTTTGTGGTAATTGTGTAGCGTTTGATATATCTCCTAGAATGGATGATTGTATGCCAGGAGAAACATCTGACGATGATGGGAGATTAGGTTATTGTTGGATGCATCATTTTAAATGCCATAGCGCAAGAAGTTGTCATACATGGGCAAAAGGTGGACCAATTACTAAAGATGAAAAATCTTACAATTGGCAAGAACGAGGCGCTAAATAGATAACCTCTGACCAACACTAATCTTATTCGGGTTGGTAATTCTATTCTTCTGCATTATATCTTTAATTGACTTGCCAGTCATTTTAGATATCTTACTTAATGTATCACCAGACTTAACAGTATAGAAGTCAGTCTTTACTGGTTGTTTTGGAGCAGAACCACCGCCATACATACCGAATGCTGCTGCGTTACGTTCCATTCTACCAGCTACACCAGTACCTTCTTCTTTGGAAGTTCTATAACCAGCGTGATTGAGATATTCTTTAGCAGCTGCTTTCCACTCTCCTTTATTCATTAACGCTAATGTATTCTTACTACCTGATAAGTCTCCTCTAAAGAAACCATCTACAATAGCGTTACGCAAATACTGAGGGTAAGAGTCAAATGCAGGTAACTTACGCTTAGCAGCAGCTATTTTAGCTTTTACGTCTATATTGAATAGTTGTTCCATTTGTTTATCAGACAAAGGAGTACGACCTCGTATGACATTATTATAATCTCTACCTGCTACTTGTTGTAAGACTTTATCGTTTCGTAAAACAAGATGGCCTACTCCAACGGTTAAGTAACCTTTGTGGTCTTTGTACGCGTACCCGGGGCGACCAGCTTTACCTTTACCTTCACTCGGTGCAATATAATCATAATAAGATTGATCTTGTTTGATAGCTTGAGTTATTGGAGTAGGCATTTTGGCTTGTACTTCGCCGGGGCCTCCTAATGTGGCCCCTAAAATACCTAACGCTGCAAGAGCCTTTGCAAAAGGTCCTTCTTGCAAGATAATCTCATTTGCTTCATTTAATTGATCAAATGTCATTATAATTATTTATAAATAAAATCTCTTAATGGTACGTGCTCATACTTTTCCTCATAATCACACTCACCATAAAAGTAATTATCTAATTGTTCCGCTAATCTAACTTTTGCAATTTCAAGATCTACTTCATACCACTCATTCCTTATTTGCTTAGCAAAATGAGCCATTTGTATTTTTATATTCTTTTCTGCCTTTAAGTAATCTGGATGCTTTATAGAATATAAAATCTCATAATCTCGAAAGGGAGAACCCGTCTGATAAGTTTGCAGACGAGTTTTTAGATTCTTAGTAGTTCCAACCTTTATCCAACCGGGCCAAGATTTATTGCTTATGATATAAAGATAACCGGTGTGCATTATATTAAGCGCTTTCCCAAGTTTTTGTTTCCTCGTTAAATTTACGAGTAACATCACCGGTTACTGGGTCCGTAGATAAAGCGACTTTGACTTCTTTTCTCTGAGAAATCTTATTAGCAAACGACCAACCTGTACCGATTATACTTGTAGAAGCACCTAAAATCAAATGGAAACTATCAGTAGTAAGAGAACCTTTAGCGATTAAAACACCTCCAGCTATAGTAGCTGCGTGTCGAAGTAAACCTCCGATCTCTTTCTTATATTCCTTAATGATGTTAAATATTTTCTTCATCTTAAGTATTTATGGCAAACGCAATTAAATACTTACATGGAGTCAACAGGAATTCAACCACAACATCTAGAGAACATGGCAAAAAATCTAATCGGAGATTACGGTTGGTTGTTTGTTGCTGGTTTAGTAGTATTACTATTTCAATCTAGTATAAAAAAACTAGCAGCATCTTTATTTGTATTTGTTGGAGGAGATTATAAAACTGATGACGTTGTCTTCGTGGACGGAAAACCAGCTCGAATCATAAGAGTAGGTTTTGTAAAGACTGTCTTCTTTATATATGATGTTCATGAAGGTAAAATCGTTGGTGGCAGTAAGTTAGTAGTACAAAATGAATGGTTAGCCAAGCTTAAAATAGAAAAACCTCTACAGCAGCTTGACCTAACCAGATTTAATGGTTCAAAGAGTACTAAAAATTAAAGTCAGAAAAATCTGTCTCTGATGTATCTTGTTTGAATGAACCTACCTTATAGGTTTCTATCTGTGTCTCTTGAGGAGCTACTTGTACGTGTTTACTTTCAGTCCAATTTTTAATCCATTGGATAGGGTTAGGAGTATCTTCAAACACGTTATCTACACCTACAGCTTTAGTTCTACGATTACATAAATGCTTCATATACTGTATTAGTATCTCATCATTTAAACCTAACATAGAACCATCTTTAAACAAATACTTTGCCCACTCCATTTCTTCTTGAGCTGCATCAGCAAACATTTTATGAACTGTATCTTCATTTTCTTTTATAATATGCTGAAAGCCTTCCTCTTTATTATCTCGCAAATATTTTAAGATATTTTGAGTTGCAGCTAAATGAAGATTCTCATCACGGTTGATTAAAGA